CCTCGCCCACGGACTGGTTCATCCGGTCACCACGCCCCCACATGCTGCGGAAAGTTCCAGGCGAGCCGCCGATCTGGCGCAACGGAAGCTGCGCCAGGAGCGTGGTGTTTGTCTTGAGAGCCATGAGCCCGATCAACCCCAGCCGACCTCGACCGCGCCGTAGAAGTTGGTGCTTGCCGCCGTGGCCGCGCCCGCGAAGTAGAGCCACGTGAGGCAGGCACCGTCCATCACCCGAGGAAGGCTCGGCAGTTGGTTCAGCAAATCACGCTCGGCAGCGACGGACACGGTGGTCAGCGGCAGCGTGAGCAGCGGGCGGGCAAGGCACAGCGCACCGGTGCCGGTGTTGGCAGCAGAGAACGTAACCGTCGCCACCGTGGACACGCCCGTGTCGCCCGAGGCCAAAGGAAGGAATGGGCCGTAGTTGTTGGCCGCCGTGCCGCTGTGACTGATGTGCCCCACGATGCCGGAAGCCGTCATGGCGACCGTGACCGGCAGGCTGCGCCCCGAAGTCGGCACCGTGTTGCTGTAGCTCAGCGCAATGTTCTGCGCCGTGGCGCCCGCTGCAGCGGTTTGCACCCAGAACAACCTGCACCCGGCCCCGTTGGTGTAGCGCAGAGTGGGCGTGCCCGTGAGGGTTTGTGCCGTGGCGCTGTTATTGCTGATACCGGGCCAGTAGCCCTGCAAGTCCACCAGCATCAACTGTGCCGGGACACCCGTGGCAACGGAGGTGATGGCGCTGACGTTCAGGACGTGCTTCGTGTCAGGCGAGACATTCCCGCCATGCGGCAGGCCGAAGATCTGCGTGCCGTTGCCGGTGGTTTCGTCGCAAGTTCTCCACGCCAGCGCAGTGCCCGCAAAGGCGTTGGCGACAGGCGTTCCGGCCAGTCCGCTGAAGTCATACCAACGGCCTGCGGTGTAGGCTGAACCGCCCGTGAGTTTGTTCCAGTCGGCGCGGTTGAACTTGCCGCTTGTGATCTCGTTGACGAGATCGTCCATTGAACTGAATGGCATGGTGATTCCTTACGGTGTCCAGATGAATTGCGCCTGCCCCACCATCGGCAACAAGGCGCTTGTATTGGTGGACAGGTTGTAGATGTAGTTGAGGAACGCGCCGTCCAAAATGCGCGGCAACGCCGCCTGTTCGCGTAAGAAGTTCTTCTCGACAGTTGACGACAACTCGTTGGCGGACATCGTGAACAGCGGCTTGGCCAACAACATCACGCCGAACCCGCCCACGCCTGCCGCAAGCTGCACAGACTGCACAGACCGCACGCCTCGGTCACCATCGGCCAGCGGGAAGAACGGCCCTGCAGAGCCCCCGGAGGTGCTGATCATGTTGGGTCCAATGACACCAATGCCGCCCGAGGCTCTGTACGCTGTCGTAATGGTCTTGGCAACGCCGTCTTGGTTGGTGTAGTTGATGGTGATGTTCGTGGCAGTGCTTGTTCCAGGCGTTTGCATCATCATCAGCATCCGCACACCCTCGCCGTCTGTGTATCGCGGCAAGGTCACATCGTTGGTCAAGTCTTGCTGGTCGGTGTTGTCCAGGTCGATGTACGGGTAAAACAGCAGGTAGTCCAAAAAATACACCGAGGCCAGAAAGCCCCCGGTGCCGCCATGCGTCAACGACATGCTGAGCAGATACCGCTCCGTGCTGATGCCAGGGCCGACATAGATGCTGTTGTTGCGCTGGCCGATAAGTTGCGTGGCCTCCAGCGCCGCGCCTAGGTAGGCGTTGTAGGACGGCAGGCCGGTGCCGACGCTGAAATCACCAAACGGGTTGGTGCCGAAACCACCGTAAACCGATGTGCGAATGAAATGCTGGATGTGATGCCGCCCTTGCTCGACGGCAGCAGCCACCTCGGCAACGGACCTAAACGGCATCAGGGTTCTCCAGCGGGGCCCACTCCACCTCGTCGGGTGACCACTCCACGCCCCCGTCAGCGTGCTCTGAGCACTGAGACAACTCGGTGTCGGTCAGCGTCAGCAGCTCACGGCAGTGGGCGCAGCGGTACACCACATCAGTCCACCGTGGCGGTCATGGCACCAGCAGCAAACTGCGGCTGAATGCCGTTGCTGATCGACAGGCTGGCGTTCAACGCACCCTTCAACAGCAGGTTGCCGGTGCCTGTGGAGTCCGTGCCGATGCCGAAGTGCGTGGCCGTGGCGGTGCCCGCCGTACATTGACCGAACTGCACCAGCGCGGTGTTGGCGATGGTGGAGGTTGTCCGCGTCCAACCGCCTGCCGTGCGGTTTACAGCCACGCGGGCGTAGCCGGTGTAGCTGATCTCGTTGGTGCTCTGGTTGCCCGCCTCGCCGGGGTCTGCGCTGTGCAGCGAGATGTAAAACGAACCCGCCGTGGCAGAGTTCTGCAAGCCAGCAGCGTCCCCAATGTTCGCCCAATCAACGTTGAGAAACAAGAGATCGAGGAGTGCCTGCTCGGCAGCGTTGGTCATGCTCATAGTGGACCCTTTCGATGTTTAATATTTAGCCTATGCTAAACCAATGTGTTGGGTAGGAAACGGAAAATTTACCGTTGATGCTCTTTGTTGCATTTGGAAAAGCAAACACAGCAACAGCACGATTTTCCTTGCTTGCGTTATACACAAGACAGCCTTGGGCCTGAATGCTGCAATTCTCCATAACCACATCAGCGAACTTGACCGCGACACCGTGCTGCGTAGGAGTTAACTGCATGTCCTTTAGGACTACTCCACCGGGCGCATAACCCTGACCAGAGCATTCTCCCATAGGATCATAGGCTTTTGTGTCTTTGTTTAGCTTCGCACCTGTCTTATAAAGTGCCATGCGGTATTCGTCCTTTGATGAATGAACTCCATCCATCAATTCCATGATGAAACTTCTGCAAGTAGCAGAGTTAATCATGCTCGAAGGTCTCCGCACCAACAACCACACCATCCTCGTTGCGGATCAGTTTGATCGTCTTGGGTTTTGACGGCTTATCCTCTTGCTTCAGGTTCATCTTGATCTCCATCGGCTCACTTTTCACAGTGATGTTGGGATTCATCGTGAACTCTGGTTGAAGAGCAATAACCTGTTCCGTAGAACCGATGTTCATCCTAGACCGCTGATTTCCGCCGCCGCCTCCAGTGTCTTGAGGGCTTGAGCCTGGGATGGTTTCGTCCTTCTTGTCCTGAACCAACTCATCGCCGCCTTCGATGTTGGACATTCCGAGGTATTCCCGAGCTTCGTTAGGCGTCAGGATGCCACCAGTGACACCAGCCTTGGCGAAGTTCATCTGATCCAGCGGAGCGCCCTTCAGAAAGTTCCGGGTGTCAAACTCGATGCAAAGGCTAGGGTACTGGGACAGCAGATGCTGCTTCAGCTTCTGTTGGATGTTGACAATGATCGGATAGATAGCCGACTTGTAATACTCATCCAGCATGGTCTGAGTATTGTTGTACTTGGACTCTCCAATTCCGATCATGGACGGAGGCACACCAAAGATGCCGCAAATCCGCTTCATCGTTTGGAGCTTCAACTCTCGCGCATCAGCGTCCTGAAGAGTCAGCATCTCTAGCGGCATGTACTTCATGCCTTGATCAAGCAACATGCCCTGACCCGGCTTGGAAGCATCAGTCTTTTGGGAGCCTGTCATGTTCGCCCAGGCTTCCTTCAGCCGAGCAGCTATTTCCTTGTACTTGCCATCAGGGATAACCGACTCGGTTACGAACATGCCCGACGGTTTAGCCCCGTTGAGCATGACGTAGTTAGCGTACAGGTCGATGTCTTGATCAAGGGAGACAAGTTCCGTCGCCAGGATGCCTTTGTTAAAGCCAGCAGAGCCTTGCCACGCCATGTCCTTCATGTGCATGACCTGATGCGAGGCCAGAGGTTCATCCTTAGAAAACCCATACGAAGGAGTAGACAACCTGTAGGACGGATACCGCGTAGGAGTGACCTGAACAGCAATCAGAGTGCTGTCCAAGATGTACATCTCAATCGGAGTCTGGCTAGGATTGCCTTGATCCTTTCTCCACCACAGAGTAAAGGCTTCGCCAGACAACTCATGCCACATCAACCACTGATACCAGAACTCATACTGACTTTGGAAGGCATTAGGGTTCTGAATCAGGTTCATCACCTGAATTGCTTTGGCCTTATTGCGCTCAGAAACACCTTCGCCTTCAATAGCGTCAACGTACTTTCCATCCTCAGTGCGGCACATCACC